TTGTTTTTCCTTTTTCTGTATATATAAAATCTGCTATATATTCAATTTTTCTATAAGTCTTCCCCTTCTTCTTGAAGCCTTCCTGTAATAAGAATCTAGGTTGTAATTGTAAGTTGCTTATTTCTCCTGCTCTTAATAACAACTTTAATTCTTTATATCTCTTGCTTTCTTGAATACTATCGAATATGTAATCATCTACTATTACTTTTTTGTTTCTGTATTTGTTCATCTTTAGCCTCCAATCTATCCAATATATTAGTTCTATACTTGTATTTTGGATTTTCTTGTTTTTTCTTTAATGTTCCTTGGTCTTTTAAGTTTTGTATTATATCTCCAGTTATTAGTTTGTTGTTATATTTGTCTGTAAATTTCTTTATAATTTCCATCATATCTATGTTATTTTTTATCTCTCTACGTTCTTGCCTTAAAATTTGTCTTAGCTTTCCTATTTTCGCCAATTCATAAGCTTTTAACTTGTGAATTTCTATGTAGTGATCTAAATCTGATAATTCCATATCTTTTTTACTTAATTTTTCATATTCTTCGTGTAATTCTTGACTAGTATTATTAAAGAAATTCAACATATATTTCATTAGTTCTTCTACTGTCATATTATCTTCTCCTGTATTCCCAGAATTTGTTTTGTTTTCTTTATCGTTTCATCTGCATACTTACAGTCATTTGTACCTATAAAGTTTTTATCTTCTAATCTCATACATCCGACCGCAGTTTACACATTTGCCGAGTTAATGGTGGATAATTGTATTTCATAAGTTATCTCCTAATCTTTTTTTGGTATATGATTACTATATCTTTGCTCAATACCTTCTGTTGTTATCTCATATACTGCTACTGTCTTTCCTGTATATTGACATTTCTTTTTGTCTATTACTTTAACTAATCCCATTTTTTCTAACTCTGTTAATCTTGGTGCTGTATAATTGCGTTCTGTGCTAGGGATTAATTCTAATTCAAACAATCCAACTGCTACTTCTTTAGCTGTCTTTACTCCTGTCATTAATCTATCTAGTATTTGTTCATATCTTATTTTTCGTTTTGGTTTTATATCTTCAAAACTTAATTGTCTTGTTTCGTATGTAATCATTTGTTATCACTCCTATATTTAACTATTCCTAAAGCAATAAATTTTAATATTTTAGCTCTTGCTTTATTATCTAGTTTTAATAACTTTTCTTTGTTTATTTCTATCATTTTTTACCTCACTATATTTACAAATTTACTAGTAGTCTTATGAAATTTTAGTTTTATTCTTCCAATATTTCCAGTTCTTTGCTTTTGTAAATCAACTGTTACTATAGGATTTTCTGGATTCTCTTGATATAAAAATATAACATTATCTGCATCTTGCTCTATTGCCCCGCTTTCTCTTATATCTGCAAGTGTAGGTTCTTGTCTACTAGCATTTCTATTTAATTGACAAAGTGCAATTATAGGTATTTCTAATTCTAAACTTAGCATTTTTAGTGTTCTAGAAATATCAGCTACTTCTTGTTCCCTGCTTTTAGAATTTCCTGTATTCCTAACTAATTGTAAATAATCTATTACTAATAAATCTAATTTATCTCTATTTTTCATTCTTCTTGCTTGTACTTCTATTTGTTGAATATTACTTGTTTTAGTTAGAATATTAAATTTTAAATCTCCTAAAGTTGCACACTCTTCTCCTATTTTGCCTGCTTCTTCTTCTGTTAAATTACCATTTCTTATTTTTCTTGAATTTATATTAGTTCTAAGTGCTAATATTTTTTGTATTATTTGCACCTCTGACATTTCAAGACTTATATACACTACATTTTTTTCTTTTCTTGCAATATACTCTGATAACTGTAATGCAAATGTTGTTTTGCCAACACCGTGGTCTTGCTCCTATTACTGTTAATTCCCCATTATGTAATCCATCTGTTAAAGAGTCTAAGTCTAAATATCCTGTATATAAGCTAAAATCCTCACTTTTATTTATATTTTTTTCTATGTCATTGGCAGTTTTTACTACTTGGTTTAAAAAACTTTCATCTTTCTCTGTTTGAAATTCTATTTTATGCAATTTATTTATTATCTTTTCTATGTAAATATCCATATTATCACTATTTTGTAGTTTTAATTGGCTTTCTTTTAACAAATCAAGTGTTTCTCTTTTTTTTGTGTACTCTTTCAGTTTTAAGTAAAGATTTTCTGGGTTTTCTGTTCTTATATGTTCTCCTAAATTTGTTAAGTATTCTAGAATATTTAATTCTTTTAATTTCGTATTTAGCAATAACATAGATATATCTTCTTTTTTTGCTTTAAACTCATTAATAGCATTAATTATTTTTTTGTTTTTATAATCTATAAAGTCTTTTTCAGTTAATTCAAACTGCTCTTTTTCGTAAATAATATAAAACAATATTGCTTTTTCTAACTCAATATCACCCATAATTTTTTCCTCCGCCATTTTTAAACACTTCATCTTCTGTTTGTGTTACTTCTTTGTATTCATTTGATTTTTCAGGAAATTTATACCCATCTTTTCTAGCCCAATTTCTTAAAGTTGCTACAAAATCTTTGTATCTTTTACCTTTACTTTGAATATAATCATCTAAGGTTTGTATTCTTGAATCGTAGTCTTTAGGAAACATATTTTTAATTTTGGTGTATTCTTCGTCTGTTAATAAAACATTTCCAAATTCGCCATGTTTCTTTTTATTATTTTTTTCTTTTATCTTGTCTTTATCTATATCTTTTATGTCTGCGGTTTTAACTACGGTTTTTACTCCGCTTTATACTACTATTTATACTACTATTTGTACTACTATTTATACTTTCAAAATTGACAGTACAAATTTTATATTTATTAGGACTTCCTTTTTTTCCTTTTTGATATTCAAACAAGCCTGCTTTTATCAATTTATCTCTATGGGATATAAACGTTGCTTCACGTTTTACATCTAAGAGTGCCATTAATCTGTAGTTATCTACTGTAACCCATTCACTCCACCCAGCTTTATTGAATAGTGCAATTAATTTGTACCATAGCAATTGTGTTAAGTTTGGTAAATAGTTAGTTTCGAGCCACTTCTCAAAGGCATTTATCAAATCTATGTAAGTCACTTGCTTTCTCCTTTCGTAAAAATAAAGGGTAATGTTTTTTGTCATTACCCTAGTTGTATTTTTTATAAATTAAATCTTCTTCGTTCCAATTCTCGTAACAAGCATTTAAATAACTTTGTATTTTATATCCAATACTTGCTCTTGAATTTCCATTATCGTATTTGTGATGACAATCCATACATAAAGTTACTACATTTTGCTCTATTCCTAAGCCGACCTTGTGCTCTACTAATATAATGAGCGTTTGGCATAGCATAAGGACTTCCACATATTATGCAACAATGATTGTCTCTTTCCCATACTTTCTTTTTTACTTTTTGTGAAATATCACAAGCTTTACTTCTTTTACTCATTTTCTATCCCAACTTTCTAATAAAGAATTTATTTCTTGTTGTGATTTTATTTCAATATTAAACTGCTTACACTCTTGTACTATTAAATCAATTAATTTTGACATTTCAGCCGTGTTATATGCACTAGAACCATAATATGTAACTACATTTGTAAAACCGTTCTAATTTGCTTTTCATTGTTTCTGTAACCCAACCTAGTCCGTTTTTACTCCAAGCTTGTCTAAATCTTTCTACTGCCTCATCTTTTACTGGTACTATTTCATAACTACCTATATTTTTTATTAAGTCTCTATATATTTCTTCTTTTGGTATTTTTAGATGATCTTGTAATTTACCTAAAAGAACCCAACAATATGCATTACTATCTAATGACCTTCTTTTTTTATGTTCTTTTATTTCAAATTGTTTTTCTTTGTCTTGTTCTAGTACCCAATTAATTACTTCTTTTTGTGTTCCTATCATTTATTAACTCACTTTCGTTTTAAAATCATTTATTATTTTCATATAGTCTTTAATTTTTATCTCATTCGTACTTGTATATCCATATTGACTTAATATAAGTTCTACTACATTGTCTGGTATATTATTTTTTGTTATTGATGCATTTAAAACTTTTAATTTTGTTCCATCTATGACCTTTTCATTTTCTTGTTCTACTTGTTCTCTAAACTCATTAGTATCTGCATCTTTTGTATCATCAATATTAAATAATCCATTTAATGCATATTTTCTTGCATAACTACTTGCCGTTCCTGTTATTTGACTTTCGTCCATACCTTTTTTGCTTTCTGATTCTCTTGCATAAGCTGTGTTACTTATTGATGATTGTTCTATTCCAATTTCAATTGATTTGTTTTTTATATCATATAAAATTGCAGTTGCTTTTATATAATATCTATCTCCTATATTTACTAATTCATCACTTAAAACTAAAGTTGCGTCATATTTCTTACATATAGGCTTTACTGCTTCTAATATATCTTCACAACTTCTATATTTATATCCACCAAATTTGTTAGTTTGTCCTTTTGGTGCTTTTAATTCTGTTTGTATATTTAATAATTTTTCATAAATATTCATAACCTTGCCTCCTCAAATTGTTTGTTCATTTCTCTTTCTTCTTGTCTTTCTTCTTCTAGTAATTCTTGTTCTACTTCTTCTAACTCTGTTTGAGCTTCATATTTTAAATCATTTATCATATCTTTGTAATATTCGATTGTAGTTTCGTCTGCTAATATATCTAATGTTCGTACTATATTATCTAATTCATCGTATTTGTCTTGTTTATTCATTTGACATTCCTTTCCTCATCTGCTATAATAAAAACAGATGAATTTATATAATAATTTCTTATTGAACTAGTTTAATGATTGGTGTTCACGAACTAGTTCTTTAATTTTGTCTAACACTACTTTTTCATTGTTGTACTTGTTAGCACTTAATAAGTTTTCTATTCTATTTATTAAATCTTCTTGCTTGTCTATTTGTTCTTTTTGCTTATAAATAAATTTGTTTCTATTGTCTATTTGGCTATAAGCTAAGTCTAATTCTTTCTCTGTGTGTTCTAATGCCTTTCTACTTACATTTACTAAACTTTGTAATTCTTTAGTTTTTCTAAAAAACATATTATTTCCTCCTTTCTAAAATACTGTATTTTGGCTAAATGCCCAAACTACACTTAATACTCCTATTGCCCATAAGCTTGTCCATACTACTGCTTTACCTATAAATGCATATACTTTGTTTTTGTCTAGTTTTTTCATTTGTTACCCCTCCTTTTCTTTTACTTCTGCAATTACTTCTACTCCAAATTTTTCTCCAAATATATCTGCTAATGTTTGGTATAATATTTGTGCGTGTTCTAATGTGAATTTTGTTTTATCCTCCATTTCCACCACCTCTCTTAATCCTTATTCTTATGGTTTGTACTTTTTTCTTGCTCTTTACTGTAAAATCATTCTAGTTATATTTCTTTTTTGGTACTTTTCGTGTCCTTGTCTGGTAAAAAAAATTTATCTTCTGTTACTCCAAGTATCTTTTTTAATTCAATAACAGTTTCTAGACTCGGACTTCTATAACCAGTTTCATAATTTGCATATGTGGCTCTCTTAA